ATTCTTTTCATAAGGCTCCTTATTTCGTCCTCAATCCTGTATCCGTCCACGTGCCGCCGGAACATGAGCATCCTGTTCCACGGCACAGATTTCCCGCCGATGCTCCGGCGCTGCAATAGTAGATCGTGTTTCCGCCGCCTGCTGCGGTCACGTTTCCCGAGGCCACTACATCTCCCGCCGGATCGATGTTTACAACGGGCGTGCCGAATTTCGATGCTGCAAAAGATGCCAAACTATTCCCTCCTGAATAGTTGCCGCTGAATTGGATGTTTCCGCCTCCGGTCGCAGCATCAATCAGCAGAAACGTGGCCGGCGTTCCATAGCCCAAAATGCAGGCAGGCGTCGTCGATCCCCAGCAGATATTTCGTTGCGGAGGAACCGTTAATGCTACTGACCCGTTCGCCGACAGATTCATATTCCCTCCGCCGTCGTCCAGTACACTGCCGCTGGCAGTCATAATCGCGTGGCTAAAACTATCCATCGAGAGCAGTGTTGTCCCACCCTGATTGTTGAAGAAATATCCTTCGCTAGAAATCGTGCGCGGAAGCGTAAACGTCATACCTCCACCACCTGCTGGACTAGCCGCTATCGACCCTTGGTACAAGGTTCCACCGTCCGCCGTTCCGAAATTGAGCGTCGTTGGGTACCCGTTATTGCAGCCCTGCGCCGGAAAGCAGCCGAAGTTGATTGTCGGATTTCCATTCGTGTAGATATTCAACCCCGATACGTTAATAGGTCCCGCGTTCTCAATCGGGTAGCTGCCAAAATTGAGTGCCTGATTTGCGTAATCCATGCTGATAGGCAGGTTGCTCGGCAGGTCAAGCTGGCTTACATCGTCTCCGCCGCTTGTCTGCACTACGCTCGATATGGGCATATCGGCAATGGCCAACTTCAGAACTTGAAACCATGTCGGCCCACCAAGGTCTTGTGTGGAGGTATAATACAGAAAAGTCTTTGGCCCTGCGGCGGTTTGTACCTCAAGAACGTAAGGGTCCGCTACCTGCCCGACACCGCTCTGGTTGTCGCCTGCGCCTTCATTGGCTGTCTCAATGGATAGGTCAGGCTTACCCCCGAGCGCATCGGTGTAAGGAGCGGAGCCGATGGCCGATCCTGGTGAGACATAGCGGTGAATCTGATTATCGCCGCAGTGGAGCCACGTATACCATTTCCCCGCTTCCTGATAAAAGGGGCTGCGAACCGAGCAACCTGGAATGATGAGCGAAACGGGCGTGAATGTGTGGTAGTCGGTTGAGGAAAAAAGTCCTGAATGAAATCCGAAATCGACCGCAAGGTACATGGTGGAACCGGCCAGGTAGACGCTCGTATTATCGGTATACGAAAACGTCCCCCACCCGACAGGAGCAGATGCAGGGGTGATGACCGCAGAGTGAGCTAGCGTATACTGCTGGTTGTAGCCAGCCGTGAATTCGTCGATTTCCGTTTCTGCGTTGTTCGCCGCGTACATGATGAAACTGCCGGGGGAAATCTCGATTACCCTTGATGGTCTTTGTCCAACGTGTGTGTCGATTCCAGGCGAGGCACTCCACACGATGCCGTCAGCGGACTCCTGATATTCAATCTCAGTGTTATTAGAATAGGTCCGCTTAAAGCAGGTTGCTTGGATCGTCAATATCTGGCAGTTTCCTTCTGGACCCCATACAGTCTGCTCTTGAGCTACAACGTCTCCAGGCTGGCCCCACCATGTGACGCCCATCCGACGCCAAGTGCCACCACCTGCGCCGTTATAGATGTTGCTGAGTGCGCTCGCTGGGGTGATTCCCCCGGTACCGCCATCTGAAATTGTGCAAGTGCCTCCGCATCCGATGGCGACCTCGACGCTGCTAGAAGTATCGAGAGACCCGAAGCTTCCGCCCGATGTGTAGGCCGTGGTAACGATGTAACCGTTGCCGCCCTCGACGTAGCCGTCATTCTTCGCGTAGGCAGTGTCTGCCGCCCATGCACCGGTCCAGTTAATCATCTGAGTCGAAACCGTGATCCACTGCGATCCGAATCCTGTTGATGCGAGAACCTGCCCAGAAATGCCGAAGTTCCCGTTGATCTGAAAGCCGCCCGTCACATTGAATTTAGGAGCAGTCAATCCGTTGGGAAGCGGCATAACATTGCCTAGATACTTGTCGAGCAGTGTGAAGTTGTTATTGAGCGAAATCCCCCAGTTCGTAGTTCCCTGGATCGGGAGTTGCAGCCCGATATTCGGAGTAACCGTTTGTGCGCAAAGCGGCAGTGAGCCAATGAGTATGAGCCGTGCAAATATCTGTTTCGCTGTGCGCATTCCTATTCTCCTAATATCCGATTGCAAACCATTGAAAATCCTGCGGACTTCCGACGCCCAATGCCACTTCAAATTGTGTTGTGCTGATTGAGTTTTTAGTCGCGATCACAAAACAGATGCTGTTTCCTGGCCCGTACCACAGACTGGTCGTGTTCACCGCAATGCTGGAGCTATTCGTGAATGCGATCGGAAAATCAACAATAGTCCCCGTTGAAGCTCCTGCTACAGTTCCCCATTGACGAATAAGGCCGCTTGGATCTTTCGCCCATCGCCCATTCGCATTCGATCCCGATGTGAATCCTGATGCAATAGCGCTTTGAACAAAAGCAGTAGTAGCGGCATTGGTCGTATTGTCACCACTTGTGCGTGTAGGACATACAAGTCCATTTGTGGCGAATAGACCATTGTTGCTGAATGGAGGTCCGGAGGCATGCAAATTCGCGCTCAGATCTGCTTTGAAAAGAATCAGGCTTACGGCATTCGGCGTCGGATCGGGTTGCACAGCGCCGACAAATGAAGATGGCCAAGCCACAGTCCTTCCGCCCGTCGCATCCTGAATAAAGAAGAATCCGACTACCTGGCCGGCCACAACTCCAGAGATGGTTGAAGATGTGACGTTGCCGGTGAGCGTCATCTGGAAGCCGTTGGCAGCGGCGGCATTGAATGCTGGAGTAGGAGAATAAGCAACCGAAATGAGATTTGAGAGCAGATCAGCTTCGGTGATGATATTTGCGAGCACTGCGGCCAGGACTGCGACATCCGCATCGCTCGTCGAATATCCCTTTGCGGCCATCATCTGACCGAACGCAGCACAGAATGTTGTGGGCTGATAAGTGGCCTTATTCAGAAGTGCAGAAGGAACGATATTGTCAACTCCATAGCCGCCAGAGCGTTGCGAATCGGCTGCGTATTCGGCATCAGTTTCCTGATTGACCGCGCCCGGATTGAAAACTAAGAAATTTGTTGTCGCCATGATGCTCCTATGCCAGATGTCCCAAGTCTACGCCCGCAATGAAACTGTTCGATTCGTCCGTTCCGAAGATCGGGAAATCGCCAAACACATACTCATACTCGACGCCTTCAGGCCTCGGCACAATATAGCCATTGACAATCAAATCCTGAATGATCGACGTAAAGCTGCCTGATAGGACGATCGTACATGACATGTTCTGATTGTCCGTGATGATGATCGATCCGCCGGGAAACAACTGCGCCCAGATCGGATAAAGAGATTCTTCGGTGCCGTCCCATTGATTTGCGGCGATCGTCGCTTTGATGAGCAGGCGATAAGTGGCATCATCGAGAATCGGACTCACGCTGTCGGATGGTTGAAACCCAACTGTCTTACTTATCCCCGCAATCTGACCGGCCACATCAAGCTGGACGCCCGAAGCCTCATCGAGATCGAATGCCCCTGTCATGCCGGCCAGCATATTTGTTGTGTCGTTGAGCGGAGAAAGCAAGTCCTGAAGCCACGCATTGAGATTGGACGCAAGGCGGTACTCCGAAGTAAGAAGGCCAAGATAGTACGAGATCGGAAGAATATAAATGGGGCCATTGTCGGCAATCCCATATCGTCCCGATCCGTATCCGCTTTGGTTATAGAGCGGCAATCAAGCCTCCGTCACAATGATGTTGGCTGAAATCCCCTGCGCGACCTGATAGTAGTCGAGCGTAATGTCCGTTGTTCCCGAGGGCGATGCTGAAAGTCCGGTATGCAGGGATGTGATCGAAAACTGCGGCGTCACAAGCGAAGGCATCACCGATTGAGCGACGGAATAGAACGAAGAATAAGTTACTGTTTCTCCGATTTGAAGGCTATTGAGATACAGCACAATTGCAGCCTGTACTGCCGTCAAGACAGCGCTCGTGTATCCAGCCAGTCCATGAATGACTATCGTCGCGTAGATTGGCGCGTATGTCGGGCGCTGGAATCCGATGGTAGTAATGGTTCCGGTATTGGGATCAGTCACGGGAACGCTGGTTGAGCCCGCGGTTGAATCGGGATTCGTGTAAACTCCGAGACCGCGCTTCTGGTAGATTGCCGTTGCGACTGCCAGATTTGAGCCGCCTTCTACAACCATTGAAATCGAGTGTGGGGGATTGCCCCAGAAGTCGATAGATCCAGTTGGATTCTCAATGGAGCTTCCGGGACCGGAATCGGGTGTCGGCGTGCCTGTAGCGTACCGCGTGACGCCAGGGACGGCTGCAATGGCTGCGATGGTCGAAGCAAGGCGTGTAAGGGCTGGGGAGGCCACAGAAAGCGCTTGACGAGCCCTGAGCTCGGAATCGCTCTCAGTGGGCAAGCCCGGAAGCGCCGGAGACGGATTTGTGGCACCTGTCCATCCAGCCGTGGCGCCTCCTGAGATCGTGTTGATCGCTCCTGCGCTTGCCTGTATTGGGCCGGCTGTTTGGCAGGTAATGCCCACCGTGACGCTTCCACCGCTCGGAATAGTTACGCTGATAGGAAGCGCCCAGACGTATCCCTGAGTATCGGTCACTTGGCCGAGATTGATGACCGTTCCGCCAGCTCCGGTCACAGTCAATGGCGCTGTGGAATACGAGGCCGGCAACCGCGCAATGCCGTTCATCTTCACGATGCTGTCAAGATCGGCCCCAATTGCAGTTGATGGAGACCGGGCGTTATAGGCCAACTGTGAAGCGAGATTCGAGTCATAGCATTTCAGGGCGAAGATGGAGATTTCCTGGTATTTGGCCGTATCTGTTCCCAAATAAACAACTTGTGGATAAATGGCCTGATATCCGGAGATGAGGCTATTGATGATCGACTGATAGGAAGGAATGACGAGGCCCGCTGTTGGGGAGATGAAAGGCGCGATATAGGCAGGTACGGGCATTATGGCGTCACCTGGGCGCTCGATCCTGGAGCGTTCGTTACGACAAGATTACCAAAGCTCGTTTGAACAGTCGCCGTGAAGGTTGACGCCATCGTTGCCGTATTGAGAGAAAAGTTAAAATTGAGAATTTTGGTCACATAGGGACAGCCGAGAATTGTCTGCTGAATGATGAGCATGACACCGGCCTGATTTGCAGGCGCACCCGAGGAGCCAATGAGCGACTGGAAGAGAGGAAATCCAATGACTAGATTCTCCCACCATTCTGAAAGCAATAATCTTAATGTAGTATAAATTATCTGAGCAACAGCATCCAAGTCTGTCAAGAAAACTGGGCCATTTTCGCCTTCGATAGGATCATTTGTGGGTTGGCTGTTCTGTTGCACCATAATTGTAGGAGTTGCCATCATGCCCACCTTTCCGATACTATAAAGATATGCCTGCTGGAATTTACCATCGCAAGATTCGACCTGTAGTGATTCCCATTGGTCCATCGATCGCTTATGTACCTTTGACTCATGGACTTTATGCCCTCATCGATACCAACGATGCAGAGCGCGTTGGAATCTTCAATTGGCATGCTAGATGGGACAAGAGCTCTCGTGCTTTTTATGCGTGGACCACAGGCCGTAAACTTCCTTATCAAGCCGTCTCTATGCATCGATTTATTCTTGGCGAAGGGAAAGAGGGTGAAACTCCGGATCACAGAAAAGTAGAAGCCACGTTGGATAATCGACGTTGCAATCTTCGATTCGCGGATCATGCGCAACAGAACTGCAATCGACGCATTCATTCGAACAATAAAAGCGGGTATAAAGGAGTTTTCTGGCACAATCGAGATCGCGCTTGGATTGCAAAAATAACACTTCATGGTCGTCTTCAATGGAGTGGGCGATTCAATGACCCTCTTTCTGCGTACAACGCTCGCTGCGAAGAGGTACGAAGATTGCATGGAGAATTCGCACGCATCGCCTAATTTCGGCTGCGAATTCTGCTGCACGAGAATGGTTGGCGTTGTGCTCATTTCTCCGCCGCCAGCATTAAGATCGTCAGTATCGCAATTCGCTTCATGTTCGCCTCATCCCGCCCCGCACGCAGGGGCGCATCAGTGCATCATCGTTGTCACGCCGCAAGCTCCGCACAAGTCCTCCTACGGTACAAATGCCGCCATCGAAATCGCATTGTTCCCGACATTGATCACGCCGGAACCATAAGTAATCGTCGGTTGTAGAGCGCTGCTTCCCGAATCGATAAGGTAGGCGTCTATGCCTAGCTCTCCGCTTCCGCTTGTCGTATCTAGGACTTGAAAGCCGCTGTCGATAGTGAGATTCGGAGCCGAAAAATTATTACTTGCAGAAAACGCAATAATCAGCAACTCGTTTGCTGCCGAAGGGGTCAGAGAAGCAGACGGCTGAATCGACGTCGTGCTTGTGGAGTAATTACCAACTACTCCCGCAGTGCTGTCATAGACAGATGAAGTTGTGAGCGTGTTTTTCCATGCACTGACTTCACAACTGATATATCCGCTGGCATCGCCGCAAGTGAACTGCTGCGATATCCCGGTTGTGACCGCGTAGGCGTAGCAGATCGAAGCGTAACGATTGCCAGAACTTCCCGAAGCGGTCAGACAATGAAACGTATTCGATGTTGCGGTCGGAGTGTTAGCGGCAGAATTGTAAGAACTCGTGGCGATGACAAACAAGGTCGCGCCGGTAGTGTTCATGCCGGTCGTGGTGCAGCTCGTCCCGCTCGACGAACAGAAGGTGTGGGCGGGCGTGCCATTGTTCACGATTGCTATCGGATTGGCGCTGATTGTGTAGGCTGCGCTTGCTATAGCCGAGTCATAGTAACCTGTGCCGCCTGCCACGGCGTAAAGCGTCTCGGTTGAGGAAACCGAAATCGTGCCAGTGTAGAGCGTTCCCGTCGTGCATCCCGTCGTCCCATTCGTGGCGGGCGAGCCTGTTGTGTTGTAGCAAATCACGCCACCTGCAACTGTCGAGATCGTCACCGTCTGCGTGCTGCCGTAGCTACCAGCAGCGGGCGAGAACGAGGGAGTCCCAGCGGTGAGATGCGTCTTTCCGCCGGTCATCAGCACTTGCGCGGCTGACACAGAAGCGAAGAGGAAAAAAACCGACCCGAGCTTTCGCATTTCTCCTCCCTAGCTACTGCTCGATGTTCCAGCTAGCGTCGTGCATTTCATAAAAACCGCATTTGGCGAGACAAAACACGAAAAGCTATTGCCAACGGCAGGAGCAGCAAAGATGATGTTTGTAACTGCCGATGCCGATCCGTCCAAGTAGATGTTCGCACCTGTCGAATGATACTCAAAATAATTGGATGCCTGGGCCGTTTCCATCGTAATGACGAAAACCATGCCTGCCGTCAAAGATGGTCCGGTCACGGCGACATTTGTTGCACCCTGCCCGTAATTCGTTAGGACAGCATTCGACAACTGTGCCGCTGTAGGCGAACATCCGGCATCTGGAGTTCCACCCGTCGAGAGATGACACAACACCGTCTGCGGGACCATCTGAGTGCTGCCCGCAAGGATAGTCAACGTCGTGCTAGAGTTACCGAGGGTTGTAGTGTTGCTGCCCGCTCCCGTTGCCCCTTCTCCAATCACGATTTCATTTGAGTCTGTAGCAATAGCAAGCCCCGTATTGTATCCAATCAAGATAATGTTCGCGGCGGTCGTGGCGTTCTGCGTTCCATTATTACCTGCGCTTTTGCCAATCGCGGTATCGCCGCTTCCCGTCGTCAGCGATTGCAGGGCTCCTTGGCCAACGGCGACGAGATTGCTGCCGGTCGCCACGTTGAGCGAGTAGGAACCCACTCCAGTATCGCCGCCGTTTGTTGTAACTGTCTCAAGCGATTCATACCCGACCGCCGTATTATTGTTTCCCGAAGTTTCGGCCTCAAGCGCATTCTGGCCAATTGCCGTATTGTAGCTGGAATTGCTGGTGTAGAGAGCGCTCGAACCAACGGCGACATTCTGAGTCGCCGTAGTCATCGTATACATTGCATCTTCGCCTACGGCAGTGTTTGCACTGCCAGTAGTCATGGTCGCCTCTGCATTTGAACCGAGAGCTGTATTGAGATTGCCTCCCGTGCCCGTCAGTGAATAGAGAGCGTTTTGCCCGAGCGCAGTGTTGTCATGCGTGACCGTAGCGACGAAAAGAGCTTGCTGACCGATGGCGGTGTTGTTATATCCGCTTGTGTTAGCCGCCAGCGCCGCTTCACCTACCGCTGTGTTGTAATCTCCCGTGTTCGCGCCGGCGAGTGCGTCCGTTCCTACGGCGGTGTTGTCGAACGCCGTTGTGTTCTGATCGAGGGCATAGGTTCCCACGGCCACATTGTTGTACCCCGTCGTATTCGCTTTCATCGCCCAGAATCCAACTGCGGTGTCTTCTAAACCACCGCTTGCCGCTTGCGTTGCAGCGCCTAGCGCATCTTCACCAATTGCAACGTCATACTGGCTAACTGCCGTCTGGCTCCCGTTTGCGCCAACGCCAAGCGAAAGGCTCGTGCTGTCAGCATCCGGGTAGAAAAGAAGCGGAGAGGTATTGTTCTCAAGAAACGTGTTGACCCCAGAGCCTAAATTCAAAGGCTCTGAAGAGGTCACGAGTGTTCCATTGTCCGTCAGATGAGGCGTGCTCCATGAACTTGATCCCGAATAGAGCGCATAGCCAGCCGCTCCTGGAGTGCTCAGATTTGCGATGGCTCCGCAGGCGCTTCCGCCGCAGTTTGAGCCAATCTCGTCAAAGTCGGTTCCGTTTGCGTCAGTAGTAATCGAGGCGCTTCCGCCGATTGGAACAACGCATCCTGGCGGCTCGCAGTGCAGCGTCGGGCCACCGCTTACGACGGTGACTGCCGCCGTGCCCGCGTTCTGAATTGACGCGATGAATCCCGCTGTAACAGATGCCGGAGTCGTGGCGTTCGACGCGCCGGATCCAGTGAACCGGAACACGGTATTCGAAGCGAGATTAAAGCTGGTTGTTTCGCTGGTATTGTTGGCAAGCGCCGTTGCCGCGCCCATATCTCCGAGCGCCTGTGCCGCCGTCCGATATTGCAACACATGCGCCGTTCCCGTGGACTCCGCAAATTCAGGGGTGCTCGTCGTTCCGCTTCCATCGGTCACCGTGCCTGCGCCACCCGGTGCGATATTGCAATTCAGGAGCGTACCGGACGCGGTATAGCCGCACAGATCGCCATTGGAATATGTGCCTTTAGCGAGCGAGAGATTCACTTGTGGCGAAGCGTTATTGCAATTCAGTAGAGTTCCACTCGCAGCATAGCTGCACCAATCTGTGTCTGTGTAGGTGCCTTCGAGTAGACTAAGCGAAGCCTGTTTTGCATTCAGAGCATTCTCAAGGTCCGTCTGATTCGATAGAGTGCCCGTAATGTTCCCCCAGACAGCAGCGCCACCCGGTGCGATATTGCAATTCAGGAGCGTACCGGACGCGGTATAGCCGCACAGATCGCCATTGGAATATGTGCCTTTAGCGAGCGAGAGATTCACTTGTGGCGAAGCGTTATTGCAATTCA